GTTCTACTTCTTCAAAAATATGTTTTCTCATCAGTTTAGATTTGAATACTGATTCTTCATTTAATCCATTTGATAGTAAACCTTTGTATTCTTTTACTGCACTTTCGTCTAGTTTTTGATATATCTTGAATGGAACTGTTATTGCAGACTTTGATATTAACTGTATAAGTGAATAGATAGTTGGGTTATATTTATATCCCTTATCTATGAAATCATCGTTGTATTGTGAATTAGTTATTTTGTTATTTCCAAGTACATTATAGATGAACCTGTTGTATTGTTCATTGGTCTGCTGATTACCAAATGCCTTTAGACCATTCCTGATTCTTTGAAGAAAACTTGCCATATATAGAATTTATTTTCAAAAATACTAAAAATTATTAAACAATGATAAGGTTACTCTCTCTAGCTAGTCCAGTTGTAACTGCATATCTGAACGCATCCATCAGATGATCCATACCATTTTGTTTTATTTTGTTTATTGTCTGACCATCTTTATTAGATTCCCATATATAGTACTGGTATTCCTGAAGCAAGTTTTTGCTTTGCTTTGATGCAAAGACATCATATTCTTTTATGATCTGAATACCATTCATAACTGATCCTGCACCTTTGATAGATGGTTTACAATACAAACCAAGTCTTTTCATATCTTCTAATGATTTAGGTTCTGCACTATCACAGATAAATATTTCTTCTTCTAACCCTAGATTCTTTATTTCATTGAAAATGTCTTGGTTAGTTAATCCTTTTTTGTATAGTAATTCGTGGACATACAACCTATCATTCTTTCTTCTTACCTCAACGATTGAGGTTTCGTCATTACTATATCCCCAGTCAAGTCCATAAGATACTTCAGATGAATCTTTATCTATGAACTCTTTATAATCAATCCATTTCCAGTTATCAAATATCTGACCTTCTTTGAATGTAGCACGTTCACCTAATCCATATACTCTCCATCTGTCTGCATCTCTATCTTTCATCCTTAGTATTTCTTTTTTGATTTCAGGATCAAGAAACGCATTGTCTTCAAATGTGGTGATGTAGGTATCGCAATCATCCCTAGTACAGATGTCTGAATATATCCAATGAATTACATCCGATGGGTTGAAGTCTAATATCATCTTCTCAGTTGTTCTTAATGATAGCTGATTAAAGTCTTCTAAGAAGAACTCGTTAGCTTCATTTAAGAAACAATGTGTACGTTTCCTACCTCTTACCTTCATCTCATTGTCTAATGATATAAACTCTACAAGATGATTCTTATACTTAAATGTCATTTCTGCTTTATTTATTTCTGCAAAGTATGTTATACCAACCTTGTCAGCTATCTCCATAAAGTCTCTATATACTGATCCTTTAAGTGCAGGTAATGTCTTTCTAGCAATGGTAATGACCAATCTATTTTCTCTTGTGGTTAATAGATAAATAAGATATTGACAGATAGCATACGTTTTACCTGATCTACTTCCACCCTGATGTACTATAATTCTTTTATCTGAATTGACTGTTTGATAGAATTGGGTATTACATTCTACTGTTTCTTTTCTACTGGCTTCCATTCAATAAGTTTGCTTTCTATCCCACCCTTATGTTCTAGTATTTGTTGTTCTATATATCCTCTCTTTTTACCTTTTGTCTTCAAATAAAAGATTGTAGATGTAGGATTATCATTTGATATTTGATCAAACAGTTTTGATTCTACAAAGTCCAATGCTACATTCTGAAGTTCATCTACTTTCTCTTTGAACTTAGAATCATTGTTATAATACTTATAGAAAGTTGATCTATTGCATCCTACCTCTTTACAAGCAGATGTAACAACACCCAAATGCTTTTCAAGAGCATTGATTAAGTTGTTTTTTAATATGTTGGTTTTTGTTGGCATAATACAAAACTAAGAATATTTTATTACGATTTGATTATACTTTAAGTTTTTACCATCAATTCTCTGTTTATAATAGTAATAAAGCAACCATAACTGCTTTATCTGCCATTCTATTTCAGGTAATCTTCTTTGGTATTTCTCATTTACTGGGAAGAGTTCTGCAAGTGCATAAATGCGTTTATAACATTTAACATCATCGTTTATATGATATTGATGACCTTTAGCTTTTTCTTTATAACGAAGGATAAAAGTTTCAATTTCTCTTATTACTTTGGTTTTCCCTTTTGTTATCACATTCTAAATGTAAGATAAATTCATCTCTTGTAATAACTTTATTTAGATATTTATATGTTTTTATGTTATTTATATCTGTAAGTGATATAGATTTTTCTCTAATTTGATATGTTTTTATACGAGGTGAGATAGCAATAAATATACTTTGTGAATCACATTTGTAGTAAGTCCATAATTTCCTTACTGTATCACAAATGTTTTCTGATTCACCAAGTATATCACATTCATCAGAGGTAAAAACGTATCTACTCTTTGACTTCTTTTGTTTCTGAGACTTCTTCTGCCACATCATCTTGTTCTAACTCTTCTACTTTTGGAGGTTGAACACCAAATTGTTCTAATGCTTGTAACACAAGACTAGATTCAGATAGCGTGAAAAGACCTGATTTGTTACCTTTCTCACATACCTGAACTATTAATTGCAATGCTTGTTCTTTTGTCATAATTAATTATTTATTTAAACTTACCAGTAATAAAATCATATTCTAAAAGCTGACTGCCTAACTTACCATTCAACCTTTGTGATTTCATTTTTACTGTTTCAAACTCAACAAAGTTAATATTATTATCAAGATTATCTAATTGTCTTGCTAATAAATCACCCTTTGATAGTTTTTCTTCTAAATCTTCTTTTGTCATTCTATGAAGTATTGACATACAATCTACTTTATTAAAGTGCATTGTACCCCCTGCTAATGAAAACGCAGTTGCTTTCGGTATCTTACCTTTTACTGGTGATGGTGTCTTAGGGTGTTCTATATAGCTTACTATCTTATCAAAGTTCTTTGCAAACATTTTAAGATTTGTAAGTGATACCTTTAAATAATTGTACAGATTTGTTTCTCCGACATTTGATTCTACTAACCAGTTCATAGGATCAATAACATAACATTCAAATCCTTTACCTGATAATCTTTCAAATGTATTTAATAACCCTGCAACCGATGGTAGTTCTTCTTGGTTCTCTAAGAATACGAAGTGATCTTGTATGAAATCTAATCCTTTATTGTATTCTTCTTCGGTACAGACATTATCAAATTCAGGATTTACATTCTTTCCTATGTATGCTCTAGCTAGATTTGTTATAAGTTCATAGGTATTAGTTTCAGGTGAATACATTACTATCTTATCATCGTAATGTTTTGCCCTTAATAACATTGCATAATTAATGAACTCTGACTTACCTGATTGTGGATAACCACTAAAGCAGTACAAGAATCCTTTTCTCCAAGAGAATATACCATCTAATTTTTCTATATATGATGGTTGTCCTAATTCATAACCATCTTTAAAAAATGTTTCTAACTTATCCCTAACATCATTTACATAAACTTCTTTACATTCTTTCGCATCATCGTCTCGTTTTAAGACATCATCGAAATCAACTATCTGTAATTTACCTTTCATAATTTTATGTCTTTTATTTTTTTATATATGTTCGCAATATCTTTTTTATGTTTCAATACAGTCTGTCTGTAATGGTGCAAGTGATACATCTCACCTGCATTGACTAACACAAGTAGTTTGGATAGCTTTTCTATATACCTTTTAGCGTGGTTATAAAACGCTTCATCTATATCACGATTGTACTTACTTCTTTTGCTCGATATGTCAGCAAACCTAAATGTAGCTTCAGCAGTTTCGAAGTCCGTCATCAACTGTTCAACCTTCAACGAAACCATCGCCTCACTTTTAAATTTATCCTTTGCGTTGTTTTTCATTTGTTGTCCTTTCATAATTCAAAAAGTTTTATTATTTTATTATTAATATGTCTATTAGATTAGTATATCTATTTTATTTATTATACTCTCTTTAAAGAGTATAATAAATAATAAATATATCTATTAAGGGTTTTCTTCCTTACTGAAACAATATTAAATAATTTATATCAAAATAAAAATAATTTTGTAAAATAAATATTTTTATATTACCTTAGTAGGTATGTTACAAAGATTGCAACTAGAATATAGATTGAAAGAACTTGGTATGACGAAGCTAACATTAGCTAAAAAAATGGGTGTTACACCTATGACGTTGCATAACAAGTTCAATGATCCTAGTTCTCTAAAAGTTAGTGAACTTGAATCAATGGTTAAAATCGGTTTTATTAAATCCTTAATATGCGAATTATGAATGATACTCAAAATCAGATAATTAGACAATCATCATTAAAAGCATCTATTGACTTTTGGAATTTAAAGACTGGTGGTAACTGCGAAGATATAACTGAAGGTGATATAATTAAAACTGCATCACAGTTTGGTTATTGGTGTGCTAACGGAAAGGTAGCACAAAGTATTAATAATAAACTTTTAAAATAAATAATATGAGTGAAACAATTTACTTAGGTAGTGGGAAGACTGTTAATGGTCAGTATGGGGAGTTCTTCAACGTAACTTTAAATCTTGATAAGATCAAGCAAAACCCTGACGTTGTAGAAGATTATAAAGGTAATAAATTTGTTAGGTTGAGAATATCTAAAAAAGAACAACCTGATAAGTTTGGTAAGAATGTTAATGTTGTTTGGAATGATCCAAGCAAGATAAAGGCAAAGACTGAAACGCAGACTGCTAATGATAGTGGTCTTCCGTTTTAGTTTTTTTCATTACTTTATAGGTTAGTTTTATTATGAAGCACCTGATTCTTTTAAATTTGGTTTATTGTGTTTGGGATGAGGGTGCTTTTTCTTTATTATGATAGAATTTTTTAGACATTTATTTGGTTTGTGTGGTGAGTTATGGCATCCTAATGTTTGGACATTATTAGCATCTAGTCCATTACTCTTATATTCTATCTACTACTTAAAAAATAAATTCAGGAAATATAGTGATTAAGAAACAAGACACCAACCAAGAATACCATTCTCACGATAGCATCTCTGCTAGTGGTCTCAAAACAATATATAAGAAGTCTGTATTCCATTTTATCAATAGGGAACAGTTTGTATCTACACCTGCGATGAACTTTGGTAGTGCAGTTCATAGCGTACTCTTAGAACCTGAAAAAAAAGAAATATTAGCATTACCTAAAAACTTAAATCTCAGAACAAAAAAAGATAAAGAATATAAGAAACAATTAATATCTGACAACCCTGATAAGATTGTGGTTTCAGGTGAGGAAAAAGAATCCTTAGATCAGATAGTACAAAACGCAATGAATAATGAACTTGCAAATAAGTTGTTATTTACCTTAGATGAAATTGAGCATAGTTATTATGGTACGTATGAAGATATACCAGTTCGTATAAGACCTGATGGTATCAAAAAGGGTAGATATATCATTGACATTAAAACTTGTCAAGATGCTTCACCTAAAGCGTTTAGAAGTGCTATATATTACTACGCCTATCACCTTCAAGCGTGT